AGGCGACCATCTCCGCCATCAACTCCTCATCCTCGCGGAATGTGCCATCGGCTTGCGGAATAGACAACAGTCGAATTAGCTGGCTGCCGCGATGGTCCTTGCGCATACCAGCGCCAGCAAACCGGCCGACGTCCTCAAGGCTACCCGGCGCGCAGTTGGCGCGGGCTTGTGCTGCGGTGCAGTAGAATTGCTCTAGGTCGAAGTCGACTTGCAAGACGTACCAGAAAATCAGGCGCTCGAACGCTGCGTTGTGCGCGCGTATCTGGCCCTTATGGTTGGCGACGGCTTGCGGGAAAGGCTGGCCGGGCAGCCACGTCCGCACTGTCTCGTCGTCATCGAAAGTGTAGGACATGCACAGCACTTCGGTGCTGCCGTCCTGCGCATAGTTGTAGACGCCTTTTTGTTTCAGGTCGCAGCGCGACCGCGTCTCGAAATCAAGCCAAAGGATGCTCATCGGTTGCCTCACTCAACCGCTACTCGCCGGGACGGCAGGGTCCCGCCCCGGCTTTCGCGCCATCACTTACGCCGGGTTACGACGACGGCGACGGCCATTGCCTTCAGTTGCTGCGACGTCTTCTTCCGCAGCGACTTCCAACTCTGCGTCGGTGGACGCTTCAGCGCCTTCAAGCGGAGACCACTCAACAATATCGAACACGGGCGTATAGATACGACCGTAGGACTTGTGCTGATAATGCTCTTTCCGCAGACGAACCAGCGGCACAGGGTTCATCGGGTCTTTGTCGACCTGCTCGGCAATCGCCACGGCCAACGCCTGCACGGCGCGTTTGCCGCCGACAGACGTGTTTGCGTAGCGGGCCTGCATACCTTCGTCTTCGCCGTTGGTGCAAGCCAGCGTCATGCCGACTTGCATTTCCCACCCCCGCTTGGCGGCAGGCGGCGCCGGGTCTAGTTCCGGCAGCGGCTCGGCGACACTAGCCATCCGTTCCGCCAACACTTCCCCGTCGCCCCACGCAATATAGCCGTGAACGAACGAGAAAGGATTGACTGCCCAGATGCTGTCATCCTCGACTTCGGTTTGGTCGGCACCGAAAACCCAGTGCCCCGTCTTGTCCATCTTCAAGATGACGCTGCCAGCGTCGGACACGTCCGACTTGATGCTGCGCAGCGCCGACGAGAGCGACTTGACCGACGGAAGACCGGCGTTTCCAAATGTGGTGATATTCGACATTACTGTATTCCTTTCTTTACTGGATTTTAGCCATCGCTTTTTTGAGCGACTGACCGATTTGCAAAACTGCCGGCCGGGGGTCACTTTCCGGCGCGAGAGTAGAGCCACTGGAGACGGCGACCACAAGGTCGTCCGGCAATACGATTTTATCTTTCTTCAAAGCCTTTTCAGCTTGCGCAGGTGAAAGCAGTTTTTGCTCAAACGGCGCAACGCCAGCACCACGCAAGAAGTTTTCCGCCCTATCATCGCTGGCCCACTGGCGCGTCGCGCGCTTGTTGACCAGCTTCCAGCCGGGCACGCTCTGGCCTTCTTCGAGCAGCCCCTGCGCCAGCTTCTGCAAGTCCTTGATGAACGCTTCCACCATCGGCACTTGGTCCAGATAGCGGGCTATGTCTTCGACCGGCAGCACTTCCATTTTGGCTTTGACCATGCGGTCGATAGCACCTGTCATCTGCGGACAGATAGGCTTGGCGGCGCACCAGCGGCAATGGTCGCCCGACGCTATCGGTGCTTCGGGCTTCAGCGCTACCTTGACCGCCTGCACCAGCTCCTTCTCAAACTCTTTGATACGCTCGACCGTCGTCGTCCAGCGGCGCACATGCGGCGGCTGTACGATAATCAGTTCGACTTCCTTTGCGCCCTCAAACGCCCATGCCGTTTCCGGCGTGCGGATAGAAGCCGCAGCGTAGAAGAGAAGCTGGTAGTTTTCTTCGGCCGGGACAGGCACGCCATCACCAAACTTCCAATCGAGAACAACAGCCCTATCACCAAGCCGACCGATAAAATCAGTAGAACCGAACACGTCAGGTAGAAGGTCGCCAAAACCAACCCGGCTCTCGACTGCATATTCCATCTTTCCTTCAGGGTCGACCTCGTCCAGCGCCGCCAGCGCGACGAGCAGCTTGTCTTCGATAAGGTCTTCGGTCAGCGTGCTGTCGTTCAGCTTGGTGCCGACAAGCGTGTAGGGGTCGCAGTCCGTCTCCAGCACTATCGCAATCGCGTCGTGCAGGAGCGTGCCTTCATCGGCGTAGGTGCTGCTGGGTTGCGGTGGCATCTTGTCCACGAGCGCCACGCTGCCGGGGCAGGAGATGACGCGCTTGGCGGTCGAACCGCCGACTATCTTACTGTGTTGCATATTACCTCACTTCACTGTTTGGACGGCCAGCATACACGACACAAAATTTGATGCAAGCCTTGAAATAGAAAAAATTTTGGAGTAGCGGTCCGGCATGACTGAAAAGGAAATCGAAGCGTATTTTGTCAAACGCGTTAAGGCGCTGGGCGGTTTTGCGTACAAGTTTCGCAGCGTGACGCAGCGCGGCGTCGCCGACCGCATAGCCTGTATGCCTAACGGCGAGGCATGGTTTGTCGAGTTGAAGAAACCCGGCGGCCGGCTGTCGGCGCTGCAAGAGATATTCGCCGACGAGATGCGCAACACCAAGCAGCATTATGCCTGCCTGTGGTCCAGAGAGGATGTCGATCAGTGGTGCAACCGCTTCAACTAAGGCCGTATCAGGAGCAGGCTGCCGACTTCCTGTACGAGCGGGACCGCGCGATGATCTTGGCACCCGTCGGCGCGGGCAAGACAGCGATCACGCTGACTGCGATGCAGGCGATGCTGGACGACGGCCATGTCAAGCGCTGGCTGGTCGTCGCGCCCAAGCGCGTGTGCACCGACGTGTGGCCTATCGAAGCCCCGAAATGGTCTGGCATCGCTCCTGCGTTGGCTGTGGGGTCGCCGGGTCAGCGCGCCGACGCGTTACGAAGCAATGCCAGTGTGGTCGTCATTAACTATGACAACCTCGACAAGCTAGAGGATTTGTCGGGCTTCGATGGAATTGTGTTTGATGAACTGACACGGCTCAAAAACCCGTCGGGCAAACGCTTCAAGGCGCTCGAAAAGCTGCTGAAGGACATGCCGGTGCGCTGGGGTTTGACCGGCTCGTTTACGTCGAACGGCCTAGAGGACGTCTTTGGCCAGTGTAAGATCGTCGACCAGTCGCTGCTTGGCCGGTCGAAGGGCGCGTTCCTGCAACAGTATTTCATCTGCATCAACCGCGACTTTGGTCAGTGGACACCGGCGGCCGGCGCGCTCGAACAGGTCATGGCGCGTATCCGCCCGGCGACGTTCGTGCTGGACCCCGGCGACTATAAGGACAAGCTGCCGCCGTGCCACACCAACATCGTGACGGTGCAGCTAGACGACCCTGCGCCGTACAAGAAAATGAAAGCGGAGTATGTCGTGCGCTTCGGAGCAGCCCAGATCGTCGCGCAGAACGCAGCGTCGGTCACGACCAAGCTGCAACAGATGGCGTCCGGTTTCGTCTACAACCGCACCGGCGGCACGCCGTCGATTTGGTTTAGCACGCACAAGTTTGACCGGCTGGCAGAACTGCTTGAAGAAAACCAGCGGGCGAACACCATCGTCGTGTACAACTATCAGGAAGAACTGGCGGAACTGAAGCGGCGCTTCCCGCACGCGCAGACCATCGACGACGACAACGTCATCGAGCGCTGGAACGCCGGACAGGTCGAACTGCTGCTGGTCCATCCCAAGTCGGCCGGGCACGGCCTCAACCTTCAGCATGGCGGCTGCCACATGGTGTTCCTGTCGCTGCCGTGGAGCCTAGAATTATACGAACAAACCGTCGGGCGGCTGCACCGCAGCGGGCAGCGGCACGATGTTTGGGTGTACGTCCTAATGACGGAGAAGACTATCGACGAACGTATCTGGGCCGCGCTCCATGACAAGCGCGCGGTGTCGGATATAGCATTAGAGGAACTGAAAGATGACGGCTAAAGTATTATGGCAGAAGCTGGCTGTCGACCTGTCCAAGTACAGCGAAGACGAGATCGAAGCCATGCTCACCGACGAGATCAAGACACATAAGCGCAGCGCTATTGCGCGGCGGCTGCATCAAAGACTGTGCAAGCTGCGCTCCATGCGGGAGCGTAGAGAAATCATGGCGAGGATAAAGAAATGAAGAACCCTAGCTTCATGGATATAGCGGCTGAAGTGCGTAAAATAAAAGAAGCGCGGTGGCCTGACCCCGTCCACCATCCCGACCACTACAAGGTCGGCGGTATCGAGACGATTGACTATATTCAGGCCAAGATGACGCCGGAAGAGTTCGCCGGCTATTGTCGGGGTAACGCGCTCAAGTACATCAGCCGCGCCGGGCACAAGGACGCCACGGCGCAGGACGTGTCAAAGGCTATTTGGTATCTGACGCGCTGGCGGGACAGTCTTTCTCACACAGACACACCCACCTAGAATTATGGGCTTCGATCTGCTTGACGGTGTCCGGGCTGTCCAGCTTGCTGTTGTAGCGGATGGGCTGCGCAACGGCGCAGTAGGAATTAACGGGCGGCGGCGTCGAACCGTGTACGCAGGCGCTCGTCGCGCTCACTGTCAGGAGTAGTGTCGACATACTCCGCCAGATCGACTTGTCGTTGTACTTCATCGGCTGCCTCTTTCATAGCCTCTTGCCGCCCTTGCTGCCGCAGCTTGTTATCGGACCACGCCGCCCAGAGGCGGTCAAGCAGCGACAGCAGGGACGACAATAGCTTAATCATGCTTCGGGCTTTTGTTCCGAAAGAAACACAGCGGCGACGCCTGCCAGACCAGCGACCGCCGTGGAGATGGCCGCCCACTGCACGTCAGACAGGCCAACCGCCAGCGCAAGGGCGGAGAAGCCTGCGTAAGTACTCGGCTCTTTCAGCCGACCTAGAAGCCAATGTACAACATTCATGTCATTTTCCTTTCGGGTATTGCTTCCAAGGCAGTTCCCAGTGCGGGCCGTCCTTGAAAGTTCGCCAATCACCACCCCATTGGAGCGGGACTTTTTCGGCTGCCGCAGCAGCCTTCACGATCTTGGCCAGCCGGTGATAAAGCGGCCAGTCCCAAGATACCTTACCGTCTAGCATCGGTGCCAGATCGACGGCATGACCTGTCAGGTGACGAGAGTTGAGCGTCTTGGTTGCCCCCTGCTTCATTAGCTGGCGCTGACGCGCTTCAGTGCGCAGCCCTTCCAAGACGGTGAAGTCCAGATCGGACATCGCCGCAGCGCGCTTGACGACGCGCACCAGATCAGGATGCACGCCTTCCAGCCGCATGAGTGAACGAGAACCTAGTGTAATGCTCATCTGCCCAACTCTAAAACAATGCCGACCAACAGCGTTATGATGGTGCCAGCGGCGGTTAACCCTATAGTCTCTAGCCTCTTCAGCCGGGCGCAAATGCTTTCGTATCGGAGGTTACAGACTTGCTCATGCGTGTTCAGCCGTGCTTCGGTATTATCAATAGACGTCACAGTATGCCCCCGACTTAGGTTAACGTGCTGTTGTTCTACCATAAATCGGGTATGCAGTGCCATCCTCATTATAGCCTATTTCGATCAGCGTTTCTCCCGTTTCAGGGTCGACCGCCGGAAACTGCTGCATGACGCGCGCCGGTGCCTGCGCCATGACGTTGCGCGTGATCGGGCGCATACCGCTAATGGCTTGCGACACGTTCATCGCGGTCGGGTATTGCTCCATAGCTTCGCGCATAGCACCACCGCTAACAAAAGCATTCGCCAAGCGCTCACGGATGCGCGGGCGAAGGACCGCCGCCAGTGCTGCCTCGCCACCTTCAGTCGCGATACGTGCGGGCGGGAACGGCGCAAGACCCATGCGGGTCAGACTGCGGGCGAGGAAGGGGCGTTCGCGGCCGATCAGTTCGGTAGCTGCCTGCGCGCCAGACTGGCCTAGTTCTCGCATACGATTGAGCGTGTTCAACTCTTGCGCGGTCTGCATCATGGCGTTGAAGCGCTGCGGGTCCGCCAGCGCCAAGCCGCCAATGTCGTACTGGCGGGTGCCTTTACCCATGATGTCTTCAACCATCTGCGGACGTTCGCCAGCCATGAGCGCGATAAACTCGTCTGGCTTTTCCTTGGCCAGTTGCGCGCCCTTGGCCGCCAGTTCCTGACGGTTGACCGCCTCAAAGCCTTGGCGCGTGCGGGTCAGATAATCCTTGAACCCTACGCCGCCGGCGCTCTCGATAGCGTCGTCGAACAGCGGGCGGATGCTGGTCAGCAGCGACGCAGCGCGCTCTTTGGTGCCGGACGACGGTTGCGCCCGTGCGCCAAGCAGCCGGTCGACGATGTCGTTGAGGCCAGTCTTGCGGATTTGATACAGGTCGCGGGCGTCGATCACGCCGTTAGCGTCGGCCAGATTTTCCAGTTCCGACGCCAGCCGTGTCAAGGTCGAGCGTTGCAGCTTGTCGGCGCGTGTTGCCGGCTGCGCGGCCATGCGCCGAATTTCAGCGACGATAGGCGCGACCTGTAGCGGCTGCATACCCTCGGCGGCCAGATCGGCGACAAGGTCTTCCATGTCCTGCGCCACGCCGCGCAGACCGATCTGCGCTTGCATGGCTTGATTGGCGCGCGTTCCGGCAGCGCCAGCGATACCGCGCGTCTGCTGGATGAGCGGCATGTCAGGAAAGATTGCGGGCATGTCACCCATGATCGCGGCCTGCTGCGCTGCGCGCTCTTCCAGCCCGCGCATACGCGGCACGAACTTGGACGCCGTAATTTCATCCGCGCGCTGGCGGGCGGCGCTGGCCAGCGTTTCGGCTTGCGGGACAACGCGCCCCGCGACGTTAGCACGGCGCAGTGCTTCGTCGCGGATGTCGCCAGTAGCTTCGGACACCGCGCGGCGGCCTGTCTCGGCAGCGCTGCGCATTTGCGTAGCCGTTGCACCACCGGCGATACCAGCCATGCGGGCTTCGCGGGCAGCGGCCTGTCCTTCCAGCACCTGCCGCACCTGCTGCGGGCGCAGACGCTCGACGTCAGCACCGACACCCATGAAGGTGTCAGGCTCGACGCCAGCGTCGATCAGCACCTGCCGGGCAAGCCGCTGATCGTCCGGCGATAGCTGGCTAAACGCAGCGCGGGCTTCGTCGATATTTTCGCCAAGCGCTTCGCGGATAATTTCGGCCGCCTTCAGCTTGGGCATTCGAGTAAGGTCAACAACGCGGCCACCGATACGCTTCAGCACGTTTGCGACGACCGGCAATCCTGCGCCGAAAAGCGCGCCGGTGCTTACATCCTGATCGGTTAGTGCTGCGCCAGTCGCGCCTGAAATAGCACCACCGACAACGCGTTCGGCAAGCTGCCCTGCGCGCGCCGTCTTAGAAAGCGCTGCCGTCTGGGCAGCAGTGCGGCCGGTACCGATACCGCCGGTCTGTACAGCACGCCCGACGCGCTGCACGACCGCGCCGGCGCGAGGCGCGGCTTTTGATAGAAGCGTGCCGCCAGCGCGGATAGCACCGCCGCCGGCGGCGATCAAAGGTGCAGTAGCGGCTATCTCGCCTGCGATCTTACCGGCAGTAAAGACGTTCGGACTTTCGCGGCTGACACGGGCCGCCTGCCGTTGGCCTGCACGCGCAATCTTTTGGCGAACGCCCGGTTGGACATACTCTTGAACGGCCTCAAACACGGGGCGTGTAGGGTCAAGCCGCCCTACAAATTCAGCGACCGGGCGCACACCTTCGGCGACGCCGGTGAGCGCCGCCTCGCCAAACTCGCCGGCCCTCTGCAAAAACGACTTTTTGGGTTTTGCCTTAGCTTTTGGTTTAGCGGCGGCGGTCTTAGGGTAGCGTTTTGCCATTGCCGCCCGCATGGTTTCGCGCGAGGTGCCTTCGGGAAACTCTAAAATGACGCCGTCCGGCCCCTCGACTTCGATAGCCATTATTCAAAATCTCCCGTAGCCGGGTTGTAGCGCAAGCGTGTTGGGGTCTTTGGCGCGGTCTTCGGCGCAGTCTTCGTAGCGCGCGGCGCGTTTGCTGGCATGAAGCGCTCACCAAACTGGCGTTCATAAGCCCCCAGCACGCGGTTACGCGACCGCTCAAGGCGACTGATATAGTCGCGCACGGCCTGCTTGAACTTAGCTTCGCTCTGCGCGCGCGCCGACGAGAAGGCCGACTTTTGCAGCATCTTGTTTTCTTCGACGGCGACCTGACCGAGAGCGCCGCCCGTCGGCGACGCGTCACGCATGGCCTGCAACTCTTGGAAGCCTGCGGTAGTCAGCAGCGTGTTGTAATCAGATAGCGCGTTAGCCGCGTCTTGCGAAAGCAACGACAAAGCGGTTTCAGGAACATTACCCTGAATGTTACCAAGAATACCGTCTAACCCCGGATTACGCAGCAAACGCTTGGCGACAGCGATAGTCTCGTCATACCGCGCGACCGCCTGCTCCATAGCATTAAAGGCTTCATTCGCCTTGGTGTTAGAGCCTTTGATAACTGGCGTCGGCGCACCCGCCGCCGCCCCGCCGCGCCCCTTAGTTTGACCTGTCTCAAACTCACGCATGGCCTCTGCCAGCGCCGGAACCTGCCCCGGCGCAATCGGTGCGTTAATGTCGATGCCGGTGCGCTGTGAGATGTACTTCTTATAGTTGGCGACCGACGCTGCGCTGTTCTCCGGTCCTTGCGGTGCGTAGCGGTTGACGATCTTGTCGATGGTGTTGAAGCCTTTGCCGATATACGCGCTGGACAACAAACGCTCTTGCGCGGCGATACCTTCTTGCGGGGTCTTGAACATAGCAAAACCGCCGCTGCTGCCGACGTAGCCGGGCTGCGACCGCGTGAACGGGCTATCCTTGAGCGCGCCGGGATTTGTCTGCAACGCTTTTGCGACAGGGCTTCCGCCGCCCACCGCCGCTGGTGCGCCAAGGCTGCCGGTGCCGGCAGCCGTTTTTGGCATGGCGAAGATGTTGCCTTGGTCGTCCTTGATATACTGCAAGCCTTCGGCAGCTTTAATGCGCGACCCCGGCACTTCGACAGCTTCGCCGACGCCATATTTCGGCATGGAGATGATGCGCTCTTCAAGGCCAGTGGTCTGGCGCTCAAATTCGCGTGACAGTTGGTCTTTGGCGTCCATAGTCAGGAACAGCGCTTGCTGACGCCAAGCCTCAAACTGTGACGGGTCTTGCGGCAGCGAACCCAGCGTCTCGTCGATAGCCTCGTGAAACTCTGGCTCTTTAAATAGCTGCTTCAGCCGCGTTCCGACAGCGCGCGCCTGCTGCGGGTCGCGCACATTGGCAATCGCCAGTTCGGATGCGTCGAAGAAGTCCATGACATAAGCGACGCGGGCCTTACCGGCTTCCGCTTCGGCTTTCTGAAATTCAGGCACAGCCTTGGCCGCAGCGCGCGCTTCTTCGGCGGCTGCGATCTGCATGGCCTGTTGCGCCTGCGCGGCTTGACGTTCCGCCGCGCGCTGCTGCGTCATCATGTTGACCATCTGCGCGCCCTGCTGGATAGCCGTGCCTAGACCGCCGCCTTGCGGTGCGCGCGCCTGAAGTGCGATTGCCTGATTAGCCATTATGGTCGGTAACTCCCCACGTTAAAACCGCTCAACGCTGCGCCGACATTGTTACCGCCGGGGCTGCCGGGTCCGGTAGGAACGAAGGGCGGCGTTGTCATGGTCGGAGCGCCCATGCGGTTCAAGTAATTGATCTGCGCCTGATACATCGGGAACATGGCGGCGGTCTGGCCTACGCCTTGCAACGCGCCAGCCAGCGCATTCGCGCTGCCGACGTAACCTGACGCGCGCGCCTGCCCAGCGGCCAGTTCGGCGTTTGCCAAACCTTGACCAAGATTGCCCGCAGCGTTCGTCAGCACGTTCGCTGACGACTGGCCGGAACCCATCAGCGACTGAAGCGGGTTGAGGCGCGCCGCGCGCTCGATCTGGTAGCGGTTAAAGGCGTTCTGATACTCTTGGCTGGCCAAGTCCTGCCCGAAGCGCTGGATGCCCTTCAGTGTGCTGCCCGACAGCAGGCTGCCGCGTGCAGCCGCCGACCGTTCCAGCGCCTTCATGCCTTCTGCTTGGCGGAACGCATAGCCGGGGTCTGCTTCAAACTGGTCCTTACCAAAAGGCTTGGCCATGCTGCCGTAGCCGGGCGCAGTTGCGTCGCCGCCCAGCCCCAGCAGCTTCATAATCTCTTGCTGCGCCGTCAGGCCGCCTTGGCGGAACGGCTCTTGCAGTTCGATCTGCTTCTGGAACATCCGTTCCTGCTGCGCGGCGGCGCTCTCCGCTGCCTGCGTCTGCGCGCGCGCGGCTTTCTTGGCGGCGCTGGACGCAATCATACCGCCGCCTATTGCGCCGGCGGCTCCAATTCCTGCTGCGACTATTGCTGGCGGCATTTTGGCAACTCCATCCTATACAGGTCGTATGCGGTCCCTAAAGTGTATATCATTTCGCCCGTCGGTTGCATACCCCCTCGGCGTGCATAAAGTGCTACGCTACGCGCGGCAGGTGAAATGCGTGCCCAAAGCATTTCTACACCTTTATCTATCGCGTAGTCTATGGTAAATTGTCGGGCTTGGGCGGCCCATGCGCCGCGCCCTTCCGGCAATACCATAACGTGAACCTCGTGCACGGCGGGCGCTGACCAAGCCAGCACATACCCGCCGTGCTCCCCCATTAAAAACCAGTTATTTTCAAAAGCAATTGCGTCCGCGAAGTCCAGTTCGCCAAGCGACGCCGGGCCGATGAATGGACGCACGTCAGGATGGTTAGCTATAGCGTTTATGCGCTCCACATCGAAGCACCGCTCTAGCATTAGCTGACCAGTCGGCCTGACGCGCGGATATTGACCGCCGACGCCGCGCTGGCGATGGTCGAGATAAAGCCGTTATTCGGAATGACGTGGCCGACCAGTTCGGGGAAGGTATATGTCTCGGACGGCTGAAGCGTCTTCGTCTTGACGATCAGGTTGTCGTTGCCAGCGCTGCCCGCCGCCGTGACAAGGTTGACGCTGATCGTCGCGGCGTTTGCGCTGTAATTGGTCGCCGTAAACTTGTCGATGATCGTCTGCACGCCAGCCGACGTGTACTGCGTCGTCTGGCTGTTCTCGGCGGTCTTCGCCGGTATGATGTTGCTGACATTTACGGCCATGTTAAACCTCCAAGCTGCTTACGTTATCTGTCACGGTTAAAATGATTGACGGGATTGCCGGGTGAATAGCTGTCGCCGGGTCTGCATGCAGCGAAATGTTGGTACTATCCACTTCCCACATCAATTCAAAATAATCGCCTGCGTTCATCTGTAGCAGAAAATTCCATGCTGCGACATTCTCTGTGTTGTTGCCTTGTATGCGGATGACCGTCGCGCTCTGGGCGATGTCCGTGCCGTTTTTGCGAAGCCAAATCCAGACGCGGTTTGCGCCGCCGCCGGTGTTGATGAACTGCGCGGAGAACTGAATGTTGTAGGTATTAGCGCGGTCGACGTAGACCCGCGACGTCGGAGAGCCGATAGTCACGCCGAAAG